TGGTCGTTTGTTATGGGAAGGGACAGTACCAGGTGACAACTTTGAAGAACTTGATCGACTTATGCGAGAGTGGCAGGTTTTGGGATGTGTTATTGATGCTGATCCGCAAATTAACGATGCTCGTAGGTTTGCAAGACGCTTTCATGGTTATGTGTCCTTGTGTCGTTACAGACGTGGTTGCACTGGAAAAGAAATTCAAGTAAGTGAAGAAGAGGGGGGCGCGCCCATTGCAACCTGTGACCGTACAAACTGGTTGGACGCCACGTTGGGACGTTTTCACAACAACCGTATTCAAATTCCAGCCGATGTAAGTATGGAGTTTCGAGACCACATGAAAAATGTTGTGCGAACTTATGAGAAAGATGGGCTCAACAATCCACGAGCAGTTTACATCAATACAGGCGCCGACCATTTTGTCCATGCGTTGACATACGCGGAGATCGCCCTGCCACTGGCCGCCGGGGTTGTAACAGGTCGAGACATTGGAACATTTTTGTAATGGGGAGTAGCGATGGCAAGTAGAGCCTTCTCGGTGCTAGAAACACGGCACCCGCGATACTTTCACGACATGGGGTACTGGGCTACCTGGCGTGAAGTGTACGATGGGGGAGAATCCTATGCAAAGCAATATCTCCGGAAGTTCACCGAGCGTGAAACAGATGCAGATTTTATCGCGCGCCTGGAAATTACTCCAATTCCCACGTACGCTAAGGCGGCGGTAAATGACGTACGAAACTCCATTTTTCAGAGAATGCGTGACATCACCAGACGGGGCGGGTCAAATACTTACATGAAAGCGGTCGCCGGTGAACAGAGGGGTGTTGACCTTAAAGGAAGCACAATGAGTGGCTTTCTTGGCATTGATATTCTTACCGAATTGTTGATACTGGGCAAAGTGGGTATCTATATTGACATGCCACATTTGAATGGTCCCACACTAGCTGATGTTGGAAATGCACGCCCCTATTTGTACCTATATCAAGCCGAAGATATTCTAGCCTGGTCGGCGTCCCGACCCGAGGAGCCCAGTGAATTTCAAGCCCTTCTGCTACGTGACACAGGGATAGATTTCACGCAGCATGAGGTATATGGAATCAACCTACCTGACAAGGAATTTGAACGGTATCGTTTGATCTGGATCGATGAAAAAACTGGTTTCGTCAATATTCAGTTTTATGATTCGGAATCAATTCCGATTACACCAGATGGTTACCCATCTGATGGGACGCCGATTACGTTGGCGCTTCGGCGTATTCCATTTGTGTTGATGGACATCGGTGATAGCCTTTTGAAAGATGTTGCCAATCACCAGGCTGCTTTGCTCAATCTTACATCGAGCGATGTAGCCTATGCTTTGAAAGCAAACTTCCCGTTCTACGTAGAACAGCAAGATATGCGAGCCGTGGGTGACCATCTGAAACATCCTGTGAATCCGGATGGTTCAGCAATGGCGGGCGGACAGCGTGCTGCGGGCAAGGAAATAAATGTCGGCCCGACTCATGGGCGTGTTTATGACCTGCGAGCCAAATTACCTGCCTTTATACACCCGTCACCGGAACCTTTAGAAGCTTCCTTGAAGCTCCAAGAGAAACTGGAAGATGATATTCGGAAACTTGTCAATCTGGCAGTGACAAACAAAATTGGCAAACGAGCTACATCGGCAGAAGCTCTTAAAATGAGTGACCAGGGGTTAGAAGCTGGTTTGTCATATATTGGGCTGGTTCTTGAAAACAGCGAGCGAAAGATTGCGGCACACTGGGGCGCATATGAAGAAAAGAACCCTGGCAAACGGCAAATAGCTACGATCAAGTATCCAGATCGCTACAGCTTAAAAACAGATAAAGATCGCATTGAGGAAGCCGAGAAGCTTTCGGACTTAATGTTTACTGTGCCGGGCAACGCGGTTAAGAAGGAGCTTGCTAAAAACATCGTTGTTGCCTTGTTGGCTGGTAAAATCAATGTTGATACCCTGGATGAAATCTTCCAAGAGATTGAAAAAGCTGACTACACAACCAGTAATCCCGAGATCATTATACGTGCAAAGGAAGCGGGGCTTGTCGGCGAGCAGGTGGCATCAATGGCTTTAGGCTTCCCAAAAAAGGAATACTTGCAAGCTCGTGAAGACCACGCTGAGCGGGCAAGGCGAATTCTGGAAGCTCAAACATCTAGTCAAGCTGGGGAAAACCCCGCTGCTCGCGGCGTTGCGGATTTGTCCAAAGCTCCAACAGAAGAGGGGCGGATTGAACGAGCGGGAGCAACAGACCCAACCTTCAAGGAAACAACAAAGAAACCAGTACGTGGCGAAGGCCACGAGAAGCCGGAGGAGGAATAATGTTTCCAGTACAAATTTCTAAGCAGACTTTTGCAAAAGTCAGCACAGGACAAGGGTCAGCGGGCGCGGCGACGGCTGCACTAACTGCTAGCCCGAGAGTAGCAGCGTATGGTGTTTATATTCGTAACCACCATGCTACGGCTCACATGTTTGTTGGTGACAGCAATCTTACAGCGGCAATTGGTTTTCGACTTGACTGTGCCCAAAGTATCTGGATTCCAGTTGAAGACCCGCGAGATATTTACGTTCTTCAGGACACGGTAGCTGTGACTTACAGCTTTCTCGTAGTATAAGGTGATGCCATGTATGAGTATTATGGCACAATCGAAGAAGCCAACGAATACTTTGAAAACCGGCTCCATGAGGAAGCCTGGTCTGACGCCTCGTCCGACGAACGGCGAAAGGCTTTAATTAGATCAACACAAATCATTGATGGCCTCAATTTTAAGGGGGAGAAAGCAGCCGTATACATAGTTGTATACGATGATTACGGTGAACTCATTGACGATGTAACGGATGAAGAAATCAGGGATGCAGAATGGTCGCAGGATTTGGAATTCCCGCGAGGCACGGACGAGGAAGTTCCCGACCAAATCAAAATTGCAAGCTGGGAAATTGCTCATGCTCTTCTGGACGGAGTTGATCCTGACCTTGAATTAGAAAACCTGGGCGTGGTCAGCCAGGGAATTGCATCTGTCCGAACTACTTACAACCGGAATCATACACAGATTGAACATCTGATGAACGGGGTTCCGAGTGCCGCAGCCTGGAGATACCTACGGCCATTCTTGCGGGACGGCGATGCAATTAAACTCAGTAGGGTTGACTAACTACTTGTTAGGAGCGGACAAATGACGAGCGAATTGTACAAACTGTACCAGACACTGCCGACGTTAGCCTGTTTTGGGGGTGGCGATGATGCCTCCAACCTTGGTGACTCTAACCTTGATCCCGACTATGATGGCCGTACAAAAAGTGCTGAAGAGGAGGCTCAAAAAGCAAAAGAGGAAGCAGACCGCAAGGCTGCAGAGGCCCGTGAATTAGCTGAAGAGGCGCGACGCAACCGAGAAAAGGCATTTTCGCAGGAGGAACTCAATCGCTTCCTTGCTGATGATCGTCGAAAGCACATCGAAAAGTACACGAAGCTAGAAAGTAGCTACAAGGAGATTTTGGCAGACAAGAATCTGCAAAAGGAGCAGCGGGACAGGATGGAGAGCGAGCTTGCAGATTTGCAGAAATCGTTCCGCACGAAGGAGCAGCAAGCTGAGTATGAAAGGAAGCAGGAGCGGGTACAGTTCCAAAGTGAACTTGAATTAACAAAAACAGCCGCCACGCGGTGGGAAAGCTTGTACAAGAGTTCTGTCGTTGACCGCTCTCTACAAGATGCCGCAATTTCTGCCGAGGCGTTTAACCCTGGTCAAATTGTTGGATTGCTTCGCCCCCTGACAAAGATGCAGGAAGAGACGGACGAACAAGGCCAGGTTACTGGCGGATTTACACCCCTGATCGACTTTCCTGACATTGATGAAACGAGCAGGGAGCAGATTATTACCCTCCGAACCCCCGGTGAAGCTGTACAACGTATGAAAGAATTGCCCGAGCTTTACGGCAATCTTTTCAAAGCGAATGTTGTCAGCGGCGTCGGTGCTGGTTCCGCGACCGGCGGCGTACAGTCGGGCGACGGTGGCCGCATTGATCCTACGAAACTGACTGCTGAGCAGTATCGTAAAATCCGCAAGGATAACCCTGAAGCCTTGGGACTTAAGCGGCAATCCACCTAAAGAAAGGGGCCCTGTGCTATGTTGCCCCGTGTAGGGCGACGAAAACAATTTTCATCGCCCTGTCAACAGGGCTAAATAACCTAAACAATTAAGGAGTAGCGCAAATGAATCTGCACTACAGTAACCCCACGATGGCGTGTTATGTCAATGACAATGATGCGCTCGTCCCAGAAATTTGGGCACAAGAGGGTCTCGCAATTCTCGAAGAGAACATGGTCATGGCTCGTCTTGTCCATCGAGACTTCAGTATGGAAGTTGCCAACTTTGGCGACGTTGTAAACACCCGTCGACCGGGTACCTTCACTGCCAAGCGGAAGGTTGACACTGACGACATCGTTGAGCAAAATGCCGTTGCAACCAACGTGCCGGTGTCTTTGGACCAGCATGTCTACGTCAGCTTCTGCATTCGGGACGGCGAAGCCAGCAAGTCGTTCCAAGACTTGGTGGAAATGTACCTGACTCCCGCTGCTGGGGAGATGGCAAGCGCGGTTGACCGCATTCTTTGTGGCCAGGCTCCTCAGTTTCTCGCCAACGAAGTTGGCAGCCTGATGGAAATGACTGAAACCACCGCTAAAGATACCATGCTCGAAGCCCGCGAGAAGATGAACGTGAACAAGGTTTACTCGCTGGGACGCAACCTTGTCCTCTCAGCTGCTTCCGAGACTGATCTTCTGAAGACTGAACTGTTTATCAGTGCTGAGAAGCGAGGGGACGCCGGAACGGCTCTTCGGGACGCCAGTCTTGGGCGTGTGCTCGGTTTTGATACCTATTTGGATCAGAACGTGCCCAGCATTGGGAAGGCGAGCAGCGATTACGCGGATGGTGAGACCTTGGCAATTGAACCGCTGGCCGAAACCTCGCTCAGTGTTAATGTTGCCAGCTATGTGGTTGTTGACGGCGAGTATGTTTGGGTCGAGGGCGAGGGTAAGCCCCACGTCGTAGACTCCGCTACTGATGACGGCACAAACACGAGCGTGATCGTGATGACGGCGGGGCTATCAGCCGCTGTTGCCGCCAACAGTGTTGTCACCGTTTACAAGGCATGCTATGCCGACAATGCTACCACTTATGCTGTTGGCTATTCCAAAGGTATTGGCGTGGACGACGGAGCCGACGGTGTGTTGGCCAAGCCACCACAACGTGGGCAGATAATTTCGTTCGGCGTGGGTGCCGCGCGGCACACATACACGATCATCAGTGTTGCTGTGGACCCGGATGATGCGACCCGGCACCTTATCTGGCTGGATCGTCCTCTGACAGTTGCTGTGGCGAATAACGCGGCGGCCTTCCCCGGCCCGGCTGGGTCGTTCAACCTGGCGTTCCATCGGGATGCGCTGGCACTTGTTACTCGTCCCCTGGCACTGCCAAATACCGCCTTGGGTGTGCGGTCGGCCGTTGGCGCTTACAACGACGTGGCCATGCGTGTGTCGATGCAGTACAACATCACACGTCAAGGTACAATCGTCACGCTCGACCTGCTTTGCGGCGTCGCGCTGCTTGACGCTAACCTTGGGTGCTTGCTGCTTGGCTAAACCCAAGTCGTTCCACCGGGCGGACAGCCGTCCGCCCGGCTTTCTCTAACCTTTGAAAGCGTGCTATGGAAGTAATCTTCGCAGTCGTGGATGCCGATACGCTAACACAGTTGGTTGCCAATTTTGGCCCCCTCGCTGGCGTTGTGCTATTTTTCATTTGGCGTGACTGGAAACGAGAAGACACGCTTTCTGCAAGGGTTGAAAAACTTGAAACTTATCAGCGGGAAACCCTATCCAGCCTCATTGAGCGAGCGATAACAGCCCTGGCACAAAATGCCGAGTGCTTGAGGTGGGTGACCCGAAGTATGGACCCACCTGTCAACCATCACCGCCCGCCTGTTGACAAGTTACTGAAGCCCCCTAAAGGATAAAAGATGTTGAGCGGCGTTAATAGAAGCATGAATCGCTTTATCCGGCGGACGTTGTACAGCTTGAAGCGGCAGTACGGCGGTCGTGTAGACGTGTATAAGCTCAACGAA